CCAGCGTGACCTTGTAACACTATATGGTAATCCGTTCTTCTATACAACAAGCAATGGCACACCAATTCAGGGTTACGAATTAAACGAATATGGCTTGTTAGCGGCATACTCAGCATTAGGTGTAACAAACACTGTTTACACACTACGTGCTGATATTGACCTTGCAAGCCTAGTAGGTCAGACAGGTCGCCCAACAGGTAACCCAGTAGATGGTACTTATTGGTTAGACACAACTACAACTACTTGGGGTATCAACGAATTTGATGCAACTACCGGTCAGTTCACAACACAAACTCCAATCGTAATCAGCGATAGTTCATTAGTATCTGGTGGTTCACCATTAGACAGCATTGGACAGATCGGTGATTATGCAGTAATTGCAATCCCAACTTACGATTTCCCTAATGCAACCACTGCAAAGCAATTCTTCTACAAGGCCCCAACAAATCAATGGGTATCAATCGGTGATGAAGATTGGCTTAAGGCATGGCCATGCGTACAGGGTACTGAATCTAACCCAGCATTAACTCCTGGTGATTCTATTACTATTAATATCAGTGGTGCCGGAAGCGTATCAGTAGCAGTTCAAAGTTCACCTAACAACGTAATTTCTGTTCTAGCATCTGATATTAACGCACTAGGCTTATCATATCTAACAGCAGCAGTCACTGGTGGTAAACTACAGTTATTCTCAAGCCAAATAGGCGGTGATATAGCAGTAAATCCTAAGTTTCTTATTATTTCAGGTTCTGGTACACTATTGAACGATCTAGGTATTACTGCAGGTCGTTACAATCAGTTAGGCTTCACATTAGGTACATCTGCACAACAGCCACTATGGCAAGCAGGACAAAGCAACCCAAGACCAACAGGTTCAGCATGGATCAAGATTGGTTCTGCGGGTAATGGTTTTGTACCAACTATTTCAATTTGGGATGATTTGAACGCTGTATGGGTTCCAAAGACAGTAAGCAATGCAACCAGTGACTGGACTGCAATTAGTTCACTAGACTCAACCGGTGGAAAGAATATTCCAGCTGGAACAATCTATGCTCAAAATAGATTTAACACACAATATTCATCAGGTCCAATCTATTATTGGGAACGTATCGCAACAGGTCCTACAGTAATTACAGGAAACAACACAGCCCCTGACTTTACTAGCGGTCCATACACATTCACTGTACAGGTATCATTGCCTGGCAGCAACTCATTGAGTTCTGTATACACAGTATCATTAGCAGATAACACAGATGCTACAGACTTTGTAACTGCATGGTCAGCAGCAGGTGTTCCATTCACTACAGCCGCAGTTCTAGACAGTGGCGCACTACAATTGACACACACTGAAGGTGGTGTAATTGTATTGAATGACTTTAGTTCAACAACTGGATATAGCAACGGTGTATTAGCAGAAGCAGGCTTCATTGCTAATTCAACTGCTGGTGCAAAATATGGTCCATATGCAACAACATCATTCAGCCCACTACAAACATCAACAACAGGTGTTGGTTCAGGACTACGTTTGAATGTCACAACATCATATGGAATTTATAACATAGATCCAGACGTATTTGCTAACGCAGGTTCTGGTTTCGTAGTAGGAGACGAAGTAACCTTTGCTGGTACAAGTTTAGGCGGTACAAGTCCTGCAAATGATTTAACAGCAATCGTTGTAAGCGTAGGAGGCGGTGGTGCAGTAACCTCAGTATCATACGTATCAGGCGTTGCGGCAAACTCTTACTCAGTACAATTGTCAAACTGGAGAGAGTTTGACATGACTTCAAACGAAGGTGCACCAGTTGCTGCTCCAGCAGACAATACTAACTGGTTCTACTCAGTAATTGATGAAGTTGATATCATGGTCAATACTGGCGCAGGATGGAGAGGATATAAGAATACTAACTATGATTATAACGGTTTCCCAATCATTACAGGTGTAAACGCAACTGATCCTAATGGTCCTATCGTAAGTGCAAGCGAGCCAACATTACAAAGTGATGGCACCGCACTTGTTTACGGTGATCTATGGATCAACACTAGTGACTTAGAAAACTATCCACTTATTAGTCGTTGGCAATTAGTAGATGGTACTGCTAAGTGGGTACGTATCGACAATACTAATCAAACTGATTCAAATGGTATCGTATTTGCTGACGCACGTTGGGCAACTAACGGCACAACAAACCCAGCGGATGATCCGATCCCATCAATTGTAAGTCTATTGACAAGCAACTATTTGGATCTAGATGCTCCAAGCAATACACTATATCCAGTAGGTATGTTGTTATTCAACACACGCCGTTCAGGTTATAACGTTAAGCAGTATCGTGTAAACTACTTCAACAATGATAGATTCCCTGGTCAAACACTTCCAAATCAGAAGGATGCATGGGTATCATCAAGTGGTCTACAGTCAAATGGTGCTCCTTATATGGGTCGTAAGGCTCAGAGAGCAATGGTCGTCCAAGCAATGAGAGCCGCAATTGATACTAACACTTCAATTCGTGACGAAGATAACTTCTTCAACTTGCTTGCTACACCAAACTACCCTGAACTACAGCCTAACATGGTTGTTCTAAATGCTGACCGTGGCGAGACTGGCTTCATTATCGGTGATACTCCATTGAGACTTGCTGATAATGCAACAGACATTCAAGCATGGGCAACTAACGCAGCAGGTGCTACAAGCACAGGCGAAGATGGTCTAGTAACACGTAGTACTTACATGGGTCTATTCTATCCAAGCGGTATCGCCCCAGACTTGTCAGGTAACTTAGTTGCTGTTCCAGCATCACACATGATGATTAGAACATTCCTAAGAAACGACACTGTTGCTTATCCTTGGTTAGCACCAGCAGGTACTCGCCGCGGTATTATTGATAACGCAACTAACATTGGTTATGTTGACAGTGTAACCGGCGAATTCGTAACAATTAAAACACGTATCGGTATCCGTGATGTATTATATACAAATCAGATTAACCCAATGGTGTTCTTCACTGGTAACGGATTACTCAACTATGGTAACAAGTCAAGTTTCAACTCATTGTCTGCACTTGACAGAATTAACGTAGCACGTTTGATCGCTTACATCCGTCGTCAGTTGACAATCGCAGCAAGACCGTTCGTATTCGAACCAAATGATGCATACACAAGACAGCAGATTAGTGGTGTTGTTGAAACATTACTAGTTGACTTGGTTGCAAAACGAGGCGTGTATGACTATTTGGTTGTATGTGATGAGTCTAACAATACACCTGCAAGAATTGATAGAAACGAACTATGGATTGACGTTGCAATCGAACCTGTTAAGGCAATCGAATTCATCTATGTCCCAGTACGTATCTTCAACACAGGTGAATTAAGCAGTTAATGAAATAGGGGTGGGTGCTAGCACTCACCCCAATGATAAATACATATAACAGGAGAATTTAAATGGCAACAGCCTCACAATCATTGTTTAACATGACCGTAGCATCAGATAATGCTGGAGGCAACCAAGGTCTGTTAATGCCTAAGTTACAATTCCGTTTCAGAGTTAACTTTCTGAATTTCGGTGTTGATGCTACAGGCGGATTAAGTCTTACAAAACAGGTAATTGATTGCTCACGTCCAAACTTATCATTTGCTGAAATTCCACTACAAGTGTACAACTCAACCTTAAAGATTGCAGGTAAGCACACTTGGGCAGATATGACTGTCAACATTCGTGACGATGCCTCAGGCAGCGTTTCAAAAGCAGTTGGTCAGCAATTACAGAAGCAGATGGACTTTGTTGAGCAGGCATCTGCGGCAACTGGTCAAGACTATAAGTTCCAAACAAACATCGAAATTCTAGACGGTGGTAACGGTGCATTAGCACCAACAGTTCTAGAAACATGGGAACTATATGGTTGCTTCTTGAAGTCAGCAAACTACAACGCATTAAACTACGGAACATCAGAAGCCGTAACTATTGCATTAACTATTGCCTACGATAACGCAATTCAGTCACCATTGTCAAGTGGTCTCGGTGCAAGCGTTGGTCGTGCATTCAATGGCTCTACAGGTATCGCTACAGGTATCGGTGGTCAGACTTAATAGTTAAAGGTTCTGAGGTCACATGGCTGGCTTTGTACAGAATCTACTAAGGGACGCTGCCGGAGCATTCTTCGGCAGCGACTACCTGAGGGATTACACCCACGCCTCAAAAACGTTTAGGACTAATAGTTATCAAAACGCTCCTAAACTTAAATTCCTATATCACACCTACTTTGAAATTAATCCTGACACCTTTACTGGTTTTAACAGTAGAGGTGTTGGTAGTATTGATGCAGGAACTAACTTTGGTTTGTTAGTAAAAGAAATCAAATTACCTTCATATTCTTTTAATACGGTTCAACTTAATCAGTATAATCGTAAGAGAATTATTCAAACTAAGATCAAATACGAACCTATTGAAGTTACCTTCCATGATGATAATGGCGATCAAGTTAATCAACTATGGGAAGCGTATTATACCTATTACTACAATGACGGATTAAAACCTAACGTTCAGTTTGGCGGTAGTAGAGGTGCAGTAGGACAAGGTCCTAATTATTTTAATGATCGTAATATCTATAATAACTCAATAACTGGTGATGACGATTGGGGTTATAATTCTCAAGCACCAGGCGGCGGCACTGTAAAGATTCCATTCTTTAAAACAATCACTGTATTTGGATTTAATCAACACAACTTTACTGCCTACACTTTAGTAAACCCTATTATCACGAACTTCTCACATGATACTTACAACTATTCTGAAAATGCAGGTATTATGTCTAATAGAATGAGTATTGATTACGAAACGGTAGTCTATAACTATGGTGCTATTGATGGCCGTAGTCCAGGTAATATTGTTACTGGATTTGGTGATCCTGCAACATACGATAGAACTGAAAGCCCAATCAGTAAGCCAGGTGCTAATGGCACAATTCTTGGTCAAGGTGGTCTAGTTGATGCAGCAGGCGGAACACTTGATGCATTAGCAAGAGGTGATTTGTTGGGTGCTGTTAAAACTGCAGGCACAGCATATAATACCTTTAAGAATACAAATATTAAACAAGTAGCAAAGGCTGAATTAACAGGTATGCTACGTAATGCTATTACTAATACACCTAATACACGTAATACACTATTTGATTTCCCTGCTGCAGGAGCAACACCCGGACCATTAGGAACAGCAGGTGCTCCTCCAATTGGTACACGAAATGCGGGTAATGGCTCTGGGCAACCTGTTGTCAGTAATGAACCGGTAGCAGGTGATCAATTTAATGGTGGTGATTTAACCACAGGCCCACGTGCAGGCGGCGGCTAATTTTATTCTTTTTTTAGTTGCATAAATAGTATTATGGCAACAATTTCAAATCGCAATACATTAGATCAAACAGTCAGAATTTTCGACAATTTCTATAATACGAAACTTGTTGTTAATGCCGCTGACTTTGATGTAGTGTTTTCTTATTTTAAAGGTACTTCAAACAACACTAAGATTGCGGCTAACTTCACTGCACTATTGTTTAGAATTGCAGAAGAAAGCGGTGTTAGTGTTATTGAATTACTAGAACTTCTTAAGGGCCAACCAAATAAATTACAAATGAACAAAGTAATTTGTTACTACTTAAATAGTTTTAAGAGTAAAGCATCATTGTATGGTGTTGGTAACATACCTAAACCTAATGAGGCAGTGCAACGTAACGTAGTGTTGTAACATGGCAAATTGGGCGCAAGGTATCTATACTCCTAAACATCCCGAAAAATACATAGGGAAACATAAGCCCAAATATAGATCGGGTTGGGAACTAACATTCATGACCTTTTGCGATACTAATAAAAATGTATTGTATTGGGCAAGTGAATCTATGACGATTCCTTATCGTCATCCATTAACGGGTAAGCCAACTAATTATATTCCAGATTTTTTCGTAGTATATGAAAACAAATTTGGAAAAAAGATTGCAGAAATCGTAGAGATTAAACCCAAAAAACAAAGTCTTATTGAGAGTAAAATTGCTAGTGCTAAGGATAGAGCAATCGTAGCAATCAACCATGCTAAATGGGCGGCAGCAATGGCCTATTGTAAAAGTCAAGGATTAAGTTTCAGAGTTATTACAGAAGATGACCTTTTCTACAACGGAAGAAAAGGGAAATAAATACGTAATGACTAAGAAACTTGAAGAACTATTTGATATGGCAAAAAACGAATCTCCTAACGGGGATTTAACTATGCCGCTTCCTGACCAAACAGCAGAAGTTACTGAGACAGCATTGGCTAATTTAGATAAGATTGAAGAGGCATTGCCCCAAGTACGAGGACTAGAAGCAGCCGATACTGAAATGGATGAACTAGCAGCATTGGCCACATCAAGTTACAAAGACCTAATGGACTTAGGTATGCAAGTTGATAGTAGATTTAGTAGTGAAATATTCGGAGTTGCTAGTAATTTGTTAGGACACGCTATCACTGCTAAGACTGCTAAACTCAACAAGAAACTTAAAATGATCGATCTGCAATTAAAGAAAGCAGCCCTTGATCAGAAAACAGCCAGTAAGGCAGAAGAGATTGATAACACACCGATGGGTGAAGGAAAGGCTTTAGATCGTAATGAACTACTAAAGGCCCTTGTGTCAAAATCTGAGAATAAATGATAAATATCTTATACGGGAATTGACTATGAAAAGCCTAAAACAATATATTGCTGAAAGTGTGCATACTTACAATTGCACTATTAAAATCGCCGGCGAGGTCGATAAGAATTTCCTAGACCTTTTTACGTTCAATCTTAAAAAGTTTGATCCTATCGAAATCTCTTCTCCCTCAACTACCCCAATTCAAAAGAATCCATATGGATTCCCTAATCTAGCAAACTTACCAGTTACAATTATTAAGGGTAAATTTCGTTACCCTGTAACTGAACCAATGGTTCAGCAGATGGCACAGTTGTTGGGTTATAATGTTGATTATGTTCGTTTAGTTGATAGTATCTATAATGATAGTATCAATACCGAAAATAACGAATATGAAAATCAAATGAAAGAAACACCATTGCTAGATAAGGAAGAAATGGGTTCAGCAGCAGGCGCAAAGGAAGCAAGTAAAGCATACGGCGATTCATATTTGTCAAGTATTAAAGATCAAACTAAAAATGATAAGGTTGACATTCCTTATGCAGGTAAGAAAACACCTGATGCATTTGACCCTTTCAAGCCATACTTAGATGATAAGTCATTGGGTGATAAGAGTCCAATGAGTAAGATTAGTCGCCCACCAAAGCCAAAGACTGGCGCAATGGTATAACGTTTAGAGGATACAAAAATGAATTTCAAAGACATGTTAGAAACATTAGGCCAATTGTCAGAGGCTACTGAAAAAACAAAAACTGGTTTAAAGCATACTGCTGAACCAGGTGGTTATGGTCGTAAAGACGATGAAGATGAGGAAGGCAACAAAGTTAAATCTGATGCCCCTAAGAAAGGCCGTGGTCGTCCTAAGAAGGGTTCTGATGAAACTGGTGATGTTAAAAAGTATAGCAACGCTAAGAACCTACAAGACTATATGATTGGCAACAAGCCAAAGAAGAGCAAAGAATTAGAAAAACTACCTAGCAAGAAGAACACTCTTAAGGACTGGTTTGAGCATGTTGATGCACAATTCATTGCAGAAGCAGAGCAAGTTACTATGGAGCCTGCAAAGCAGAATACTCAAGTTATCAAGCAGGGTACTAAAACATTAGGTACAGTATCAAATCCACAGTTGGCTGCACAGATTAAACAATCAATTGGCAAGGGCGAGATGAGTCTATCCGGTGGTCAACTAGGTGAAGAAGAAGATTATAGTCCTAAGAAGGCACGTGCTGGTAAGGACATTGGTAAGCCAGGCAAAAACTTTGCTAAGATTGCTAAGTCAGCCGGCGAGAAGTATGGTAGTAAAGAGCGTGGTGAAAAAGTAGCCGGCGCTATCCTTGCTAAATTACGTAAGACAAACGAAGCAGACATTCCATCAACATCAGGTGTAGATACAATTGGTGCAGGTTTAGGTGCTGGTCGTAGCAAAACAACATTAGAAGCAAAAGCAGCAAAGCCAGATTATATCGATTTAGATAAAGACGGCAACAAGAAAGAATCAATGAAGAAGGCTGCTTCTGACAAGAAGAAAGAGGTTAAAGAAGGCATGAGTCACAAATTACAAGCAGCCCGTTTAGAGGGCAAGGCTCACGGATTGAAGGGTCATGCATATCATGGCAAGGCTTTTGAAGATATGGAAGAAGCACGTTCATATCATGAAGGTTACAAAGAAGGTCTTGACGAATGCTATGGCATGAAGCCAATTCAGGGTATGGTTGATGAGATGGGTGCTCCAGCAACTCCACCAGCAACAGTTCCAGGCATGGCAAATCAAGCAATGGAAATGGCTGCTATGGAAGCAGAGATGGATGAAGGCAGATTAGGCAAAGCCGCTCTAGCACTAGGCGGTGCGGCTGCACTTGCGACCGGCGCTGGAATTGGCAAGAACGTCTACGATTATCACAAAAAAGATGCTTCCGGATATAGTCAGTCTGATGTAGACAAGATTACAGGCTCGGACAGCAGAATGTCAGCATACGATATGGAACAGCGCCGTAAAGGTAATGCATTTGAAGATGAATTTGGTGAAGGTAATGCCTTCACTGGTGCCCTTGCAAAGACTCCAAAGGGTGGAAAGTTCTCAGTTGGTGGTAAAACATTCACAGATCGTTCAAATATCGATGAATTCGCATTTGAATCATTGGATCGTGAACTAGAAAGACTACTAACTGAAGGTGATGAAAAGATTGAAGAAGGCATGAGTGTTTCTATTAGTAAGGGACAGCAAGGTATGCCTGACTCAGTTAGCGTTACTGCACA